CTGAGACCAGTGCATTAAAAATGTATGAACCCGTATCAACATAAGTTTCTGTTTCATCAATATCTGATGCTAACTTAGTAAAGTCATCACCAATCTCTTTTACAATATCTTTAAGGAAATCCATCACGCTACCATCCCGTATTCTTCACGAAGTATTTTTTTATAAGGCAAACCTTGCTCTCGCAATTCTTTTACAAGTTTTAGTTTATGATACAAAGCAGCATCTCCACCAAAACCAAGTGCTTTTACAATAGTATTCAGTTCGTTGTCATTAATAGGCAAGTCCATCAAGCAAAAAATGATTCAAGGTTTACAGTTTTTTCTACGGACCACCCAATCGCATCAAGGATAATCTTGAGTGGTTCTAGAAATGCTTTCTCAAATTGTAATTCATAATCTATGTATTTGTCAAGGTTAAGTTCTTTTGGAAACTCCTGAATGAAAGAAATAATATTCTCGTGAATAGTATTTGGTTTTTTCAGATAAATGAACTTAATCTTCTCTCCATTCTGAATAAGAGAGTATTTGTTTGTCAATTTGTTCTGCTTAATATAATGATTAAACAGAAGTGCTCCACGAACATGAATGGGAGTTCCTTTGATATAAATGTCAGATGAAGATTTATACTTCTGAACATCAGAAGCAGATCGTGGAAATGAAATTTGTTCTGGAGGAAGTTTCCTAAACTCCTTACGGGCATTTTCAATAAAGTCAATCACTTCATCTTCAGTTCCACTCATCATCAACTTAAGAGCATCCTTAATCATCTTTCGGCAAGGAGCAGGAGTAGAAGATTTAACTGCTTCAATACCCATCATTTTGAGTTTTGGTTCTTCATAACGTACACCTTCACTATCCCAGACATTGAGAATGTAACGCTTCTTCGCAGTCCAGATTCCACGATCAGCAATGTTCTCACGTTTCATCTGCATCTTTTGATCGTATGCATTTACATACTCAGCCAATTCTTGGTAAGAACTTTCAATATACTTTTCAAGTTCCATAGAAGCGACCTTATCAAGGAACGCGACAATGCTTTCAGTAGTTTTCTCTCTGCCTTTGAATACACATTCAACCACAGGACCCATATTAAGGTAAATAGAATCAGTATCTGAAGCAATAACATAATCAACATCCTCCGTCTTAAGAAGTTTATTAAGATACGTATTCATTTTATTTTCAATCCAACGGATTGATACTTGACCACTCAAAGTGATTGCTTCAGCATTCTCAAGTTTGTAGTAACGGAAATACTGATTGCCGATAGCACCATAAGCAGAGTTAAGAGAAATTTTCTTTGCCATCTGAATATTATTACAGCGGGCAATCTCTTTTACCAGTTCTTTATTCTTGGTTTTCTCATACTCTTTCTTTGCCTCAATCATCTTCTTCTTGAAGATGACACGATCTTGATACATCTTCTCCATTAACTCTGGAAGGAATCCACGAATGTCCTTACGGAACATTGCTCCATTAGCACAGACAGCATAATCGCTATACATTTCAAAACTGATTTGTTGATTGAGAATTTTGTCAACAGTCACAGTTGGATGCCTTTCATCTACAAGAGTTTCTGGAGAGATATTATACTGCATGATCAAGTGTGGATACAGACTATTAAGGTCAAAGTTAACAACCCAATCATACTTACCGGGAATTGGTTCTTTTACATAGGCACCAGCATACTTTTCATTCTTCTGAGATTTATTTCTTGGGGGAATCACAATATCTCTTTTTTTAAGATAATTGTAGATAATATTATCCCACATACGAACTTGATAAAACACATCAGCATAATTTACTTTAGCATCATATGCCATCGTAAGTGCCAACTCAATGAGTTTCATTTTATCTTCTAGACGATCAACAAGTTCTACGTCAACGATGTTGTATTCAATAAACTTCTGCCAACCTTGAGTATAGAAATCTTTAAAAGTATCAAACTCAGAGTGATCAAGTTTTTTCTGACCCAGTTCAACCTCAGCAATATAATCAAGGCGATACGATTCCTGTGCTTTATAAGTAAACTTTTTATAAAGATCCAAATAGTCAAGTTGAGTCAAACCACCAACATCAAATGTTGTATGCTTGCGACCATTGATGAATACTTCACCCTCAGTTACAAGTCCCCAGTTAGAAAAACGCTTCATCAGTTTTTCACCAAGAACCCGATTGAGACGCTTGCAAATGTAAGGAATATCGTACAGTTGAATGTTCCATCCAGTTATAACATCAGGAACATCAACCATCCAATAGTTAATAAAGTGATTCAAAAGTTCATACTCACTTGGACAATAATGATAGGTTAAATCACTACGATTATGTTTAAATGGTTTAACTCCCCAAGTAATAATCTTTTTTGTTGTATAGTCTTGAATTGTGATTGCAAGTATTTCTTCCGAACAAGACTCTACATCAGGGAATCCCTCTTCAGAAGCAACCTCAATGTCTAGAGTTACAAGTTTGATTTTACTAATGTCAAACTTGATCTCATCCTCTGGATATTTTTCTGAGATATACTGGTAGATATAACGGTCATTTCCACAAATCTCAAATCCATCAATCTCTTCATACTTTTTATAAAACTCACGACAATCCCTTACAGTTCCGGGATTGATTGGTTCTACTGCTTCTCCACTTAATGTTCTATACTTAGAATCTTTTTTAGTTTTTACAAAGAGAGTTGGGAAGAACTCATCTCTTGTCTCAAATCTTTTACCATCATCTACTCCACGAACCAAAAATTGATTTCCAATCAATTGAACATTAGTGTAAAATCTCATTCTTTAATCAAATCCTCATATTTTTCAAGTAGAGTTGGAGTTGGATCTATAAGAGTAAGAATCTTATCCGAACTCAACATAAATGTATCTTGTTTTGTGTAATCAGAAAGGAAGGGTTCTAGCGTTTTGTCTTTACTAACAACAAAAGGTTTAATTAACTTACAATCCGGTTCTCCAATATCAGCACCAACTTCTTCAATCTGTGTTATCAGAATTAAATTGTTCATTAGTACTAGCACTTTGATCAGTTTCTTGTCCATGACTTAATACATCCTCTACATACATTTCTTTAAGTTTATCTTTTGGTTCTACAATCGTAACAACCCAATCAGAAGGGACAGGAATAATATTGTCAGCAGATAAGGGCATCCATGGATAGAGAGATACCTGAAATGCTGATTTTTGTGTTGCTTCTGTTTCTTCAGTAAGAACCTGAGAATCTCTGATTTTAATTATACACGGTTTGCTGAGAAGATATCCAATAACTCTACGTTCTTCATCTTCACCTACAACCATCTCTTGGATATTAGAAATAATATCTTCGCCAGATTTCAAAAGCAAAAGTTTAATTGTCATTGTTGTCCGATACCTCCATACATTTTAGCAACAAAAAAAGGAGGAGTCAACCTGGATTTTGCCAGGTACTCCTCTTGCGCCGACGATATTCAAAACTATTTATCTCTTTCTTTTAAATTTACAAACTCTTTTTCCGGGAAGCATAGCATATGTTGTCGTGCCTGCCCAACCACATTTCGGTTTTGGTGGTTTTGCATCGGCACCATAATCACCCTTCATTTCTTGAATTATTTGCACGAATTCCTGAAACGATTTCATAAACCTTCTTCTTCTGATGTTCTGGAATAACTCTATTTAGTTTAATAGTGAGTAATCCATCCTCAAAAGAGACATTCTTAACTTCAACATCATCGGATAAAGTCCAAGTACGAGTAAATGCTCTCTTAGCAAGTCCTTGATGTAGATACTCATCGCCAGAATCTTCAACCTTCTTTGCTTCTACAAAGAGTTTATTCCACTCCGTAGTTACTTCAATATCTTCTCGCCTAAATCCAGCAAGAGCAATTTCTAATCTAAAGGTAATACTATCTTCCTTCACTAGGTTATATGGTGGATAGTTAGTATGCGTCTCAAACGCACTATCAAACCTCCTAAACCACTCATCCATTCCAATACTATTTTTTTGAATATCTAACAAATACTTTGCAGTATCTGGTACAGAAAGTGTAACTGAATTTGTTCCGAACATAATAGACCTCCATGAGCGTCTTGATAGTAATGGACCCTTTCGGCATCCATTACTAATTATACAAGATACGAAAAAAAGAGGAAGGGTAAAAACCCAACCTCTTTTTGGGGTGTTCCGACTTTTGTAGAGTGCCGCACGAATGGCACAAAACTATTTATTCGGCGTCTGCAGTCTTACCCTTTTTGCCAATATTATATTTCTGTTCCAGAATCCAATCACCCTTGTCCTTATATGCAAGAACTTTAATTTGATTCAGTGGTGCAATATCATTTACACTGTCAGGTTTTACAACCGCAATCAATCCCCAATCTGCAAGAAGACGAACAATACGATTACGACGCTGGACATCATTCACAGTGAGGTTTGCATGTTTGCCATCCAGAGCAAACAGTTCCTTAAAGTGTACAATATAATATCTACC